CTTCTTTTTGCTTAACCATAATAACAACGCGCGGGCGATCACCTCGTGTTTCAGATACAAAGTTACCTTGGTTTTAATCAAATGCCACAGTCAACAGCTCAGTTTCAGATCGACCATTATTGTCAATCCAAAATTGAGGGGTGAAGACTTTATCAAAAGGCAGCTGATTTTTAATTGCATGATTGATAAGCGTGCATAGGGAATTAAAATCGGGCTCTGGCACAGTCTGTTCCAGAAATCGATCATAAGTATAATATTTACTATGCATGTCATAATATAGTTTGTTCAATCTGCTGTCGAAGACTGGGTGATTCCACTCTCCCAACTCTAACGTTGAGAAATAGGATTCCAGCTCCAACTGTTCCAGGGGCGTGAAATTGAAAATTTCACTAAAAAGTTCTCTTGCTTCATCAGTCGGGGAACCAAGTTTCCCAACCAGTGACAACTCATCCGACGGTAACATAAAATATTTCCAATCACTAACTGCCTTAACATGCCCATGCCGAACTCGGATGGTTCGGGTTAGATACAGCATACGGCTAGTAAATGATGATATTATAGGACACCGTGGGTAGAGGTAGGCGAAACTCAAAGCCTTTGCCCGCAGCAAACTCATCCGACACCTTGTATTTGAGTCGATGTAATCGCTGCTGGCCCACCCGTAATTGAGTAAAACCTTAATTGGGTCAGCCATTATGGTATGAGTACTCAAATCGAAAATCATACCACAAAAGGAACCAACATTGAAGTCCCTAAATGATGTGAATTCCAACTTGAGTCCACAATGGGTGAAAAAAGACAAATCGGATCCTATGGGAGTGTTAGTCCCAATAAACCCATCGTCCCCTTCCACAACATATTCGCACTCAGGGCCATCAGGATCGATGCCCAGACTGCGAAGGTATGCTCTAACGACTATGAGGTTGGTGAACCCATTTCCAAGACTTGTCTGGGGGTCACCGGAGGCACGTTTGGCCTCAAATTTCATCGTGACGCCAGCAAAGGAGCTGGTGTTTTGACTATAGAAGGCATTCAAAA